ATACCTGTGTAGCAAATGCACCGAAAAACTGAATTTCTTTCGTGCCAAACAATACCACCGCGTCATCATTTACATTTGCAAGTGCTGCAATTAATTCTTTCTTAGTCATATCCTTCTATATTGCGCAGGGCTTTCGCCCTGCTGGTTAAACTCAGTTTATTTCGTAATAAGGTTGCTCGCCTCTAATAACTCTCTTTGCATCTGCAATGCTATCATACAGCTTTGATTCGTCATTATCTATGATTACAAATTCTTGATGAAAGCCATCTTCAAACACTGTTATTATGTGACCTTTGTAACTTACTTCTCTGATGATATTCTTTGCTTTCATTATCGTATATCTTTTAATTGTTATTACTTCATTTCTGATGATGCAAAGATAGTATATTATGTAACAAATGATACTATTTATATAGTTAATAAATTATAAAAGTATTATTTTATGTAACATATAATAATTATATAAGTATATTTGCATCATGGAAAAGGAAGATAAAAGAAGAGTTATACACGTAGAAATGAAAGCAACTGGTAAGCATAGGTACTTTGCTTCACCTGCTGCCATCTATGATGTATTTTCAAGTCAAGAACTTGGAATTGCCCGGCAGTCACTTCTGAACTACTGGCAAAAGACGGAAGAACCTTATGAGAATGCTATTTGCGTAATCAGAAAAGGAGAGTTAGAACGAAAAACTAAAAATAAGAAAGGAGATATAAATGAGACAAATTACATTAATCCAGGGTGAAAAAGGTTCGGGTAAATCTAAATTTATTCACGAAAAACTCAAAGAAATAGAATCGGAAGTCGAAGTTATAGAAACTGTTAATAAGGGGGATTGGAATACCGAAATCTACATTGTCAGAAATAAAAATTCCAACGACATTATTATCCTAAATTCCGGCTCAGATATGAAGTGTATTATTAGCGCATTTGGAGCTGTTTTAAGTAAATACCCAACAGTTGCATCTATATTCACAGCTATTAGACCTTACAATAATAACCCCAAGTTGCATACTTGGATGAAATCAGAACTTCATATAACTGAGCAAGATAAAGTCACTACTATTGATTTAGATAAGCCGGAGCGCTAAGCCCCGGCTCGTTAATTGATTAGCCCTTTGATCTTTAACCGATTTACGATTTCGGTATAAAGATACTCTATATCCCCGCTGAAATCCCCATAATTCTGATACAGAGACACGACATCTGCATGGTTGTCGGAAATAGTACTAAGTGTTACTCTTGGACCGGAACTTTTATAAAATGACGTACTATCATTTGATTATCTTTAGCTTGTTATACCAGCGTGAAGAAAAAGGGAACCACCCGATTAAGAATGATTCCCCGAAAATGGTTACTTTGTATAGTTTGCTCATGGCTATTTCTTTTTCAAATTAGACATCACACATTTAATCACTTCATAAATGAAAATAGCAAGAAAAATAGTAGTCCATGGATATTGGTTTATCAGTTCATAAAAATCTCTCATAGTTTTACCTCCTTCCACTCACTTTCTATAATCACATGTTCACACTTATTACACCTATGCAAATAAGTTGGGAATGGTGCCGTTGTATAGTCCTCAACAGCTATTTCTATACTGCCACATTCCGGACATTCTATCTTTACCTCTTTGATACTGGGATAATCCCAAAAGGATAATTTGCCTTTCACGTCCTCAATTGGATTTTCGTAGAGAATAGGGTTAGCTAGTACCCAGTTATAAACTCCTTTCTCTGCCCAGATGGAAGGATGGTTTTGTACACAGTCTATTATCTCGACGCTTCCGATTATGGAGCCTGTACAAAAACTAAAATCTTTCCACTCTTTGTTTTCCGGTAATGCCAATAACTGCTCATTGGTAAGTATTGAATCATAGAAATTATCATAATTCAAAGGTTTACCGCTTGAATGAATCAGTACCCTCTGCCCTAAGTATTTCTTAGGGCAGCTCCAAGTACGGTTCTCAATGTCTTTAATACCATGGACTATCAAAGAGGCCCACGGCTGTTTTATGGTTATTGCTTTCATTTTTTATTGTTGTTCTTTAATATCTCATCAAAAGACGGAATAGGAAACCATGCCAACACGATACTATTTCCAGAAATCCATCTATTATCTTTATCAAAAGCGTTTATTTTATAAAACCTTTCAATTACAAACCGTTATACGTTAATTTCTAATTTACCACTATATTTGTTATATGGGCTTTCTACATAAAATTCCCACTCACCAGTAAATCGTAGCCGAAAGACTTGTTTTGCAAGCTCAATGACATCGTCTATTGTTTTAAAACAGTTAGTCAAATCGCCTTCATTGTAGTAATCTCCCCATCGTTCCGGGTCTTTGTCTATTTCTTCCTTAGTAAGCGGACGTTTAAGCACAAGTTCATAGATATAATGTGCCAATGGGATATTGTTGTCAAATATCATTTTACCATGTCCTGGCTCTCCGTCACATTCCATATTGACACCTTGAATCTTTATCTTTCCGTAATGATGTACAGCGTTTAAAGAAATGCCTCTGAACGTCGTAATTTCAAGCGTAGCGCGCCTTTTGGGATTACCTTTGGTATACCCCCAAGACCTTACGGCATGAAGTTTATCATTAGAAAGTATAATATCAAGACCGCATTTATCTGTAAACACATCGGGATAAACATATTGTTCCCCTTGGCTTTGTTTTACTATCTGCTCTAATGTCATATTTCCTCCTTTCTATTCTCGTTTTAAATCGAATATCAAGCCAAATGTCCGTAGGCGGATTCTGGCATGCTTCCATATTCGTTTACATGGTCAACAAAATCCTCTAAAGGAACGGCATCTATCTCATTTCTTGCTTTGACAATGGGAGCACCACCAGTAATGCTTACCTGAACGGTATCCCAGGAAACGTACTTCTGGCATTCTTTGGTCAATTCACTTTCTATTACTGCCAGTCGAGCAAAGGTGGAGTTATATTCTCCAGCCAGTTTTTCTATCTTATTCATATATCTCTAGTATGATTCTGATAAATATTTTATTAAGCTCTTTTTGTCTCTAAAAAGCCTTTTCCCCCATTGTGGATAGTTGTTTCTAGGCACACTTAAGCCGTCAGACAATTTGTAAACCATTAAAAAACTTCTATCTGTATAGGATATTTCAATAGTAATTTTGCTTATAGTGGAATGACAGATATTGTCACCACTTAGGTAACATACACTATCACCTACATTAAACTCTGTGTCTATATTCATATCTGTTCCGATTTGAATTTTTTGTTTATTTCTTTTTCAGCAGCTCTGGCCCCTTTCTTGAAACCCTCCACAAAGCTGTCAAAACAAGCTCTATGGATTTCTAAAGTGCATCTTTGCATAAGTGGGCAAATCGAGCATTTTTGGCTAAGCCCTGCGGACTTCTTGGCTATTTTCGTTACGTTTTTCATTGGATTTTTAAATTAATTATTACGATTTCTTTCCGCTGCGACTTCACTCATACGCATCTTGCACCAGGAGGTGAGACATCGGTATTCCTTATCCCCACATCTGACAGTCCTGTTATAAAACCGGTGGAGCGGAAGGGAACGTCCGCAATGCGGACAAACCTTTCTTCCGGCTTCCGTACCGGCAACCGTCTTGGCTTTACGGTGTACAAGCGTACATCCCCTGCATTCATCCAGTCTGCCTTTGTATTTCCGGCATTTGTGCAGGGAGATGCGCCCGCATGGAGCGAATTTCTCGCAGTCGAATCTAGGTTCTGTATGATAGATGTTCATACGGCACTGTCCATCAAATCAAACAATGTGGGTGCGCTAACTTCCATCTCCGCCTCATACAGATATGAAAGACTGTCTTTCCAATAGTCATAATTCAGTTCTGTAGATAATCCCTTACGTTTCAGTCTGATGGCACAATAAGGTACTGTGCCGATACCTCCGAAGGGGTCAAACACCAACTCACTCTTGTTTGAATACCGTTCAATCAGTCTTTCAACGATATCGAGCTGTAAAGGGCAGATGTGGTTCTGCCGTTTCTTCTGTGACTGCTTGGTATTGAGCGTGCGCATACGGGTGACATCATCCCATATCCAATCTTTCTTGCTTACAGGGTCAACGGCCATAAATGTTTTAGGCAGCTTTCCGTATATTTCCAATTCTTCAGCGAATGATACATGTTCCTCGTAGTTATATATATGTTCACGTTCGTAGTTCCTGAACAGATGGCGTATCTTATCTATTCCGGCTCCTTTCATGTCCTCATAGCTCAATAGAGAGTTACCAGAAGATTTCCAACTTGCATGGGCATCTATCTGCCAACGGGCAAGCGAGTATTCACTCTTATTCTTTGTCACCGGCAAATCAGCATAGGCTCGTGAGGTATCAGAAGGCAACTTTCGGAAGAGAAGAACATATTCCGGGCAACCGATACCCATCTTTGAACCGTCCTTGCACATCTCTGTATATCCAAGCCGATAAGTCTGGTTGTTCTCCCTCACCACATCCGTATCCACTGTAATACGCCCCATGTAGCGGAACCCGTGCTTCAGATAATGGAACACAGTCATTTCGCTGAACGGGTCGATGGTGGGCATACCGTCACCCGTAGCGTTGCCGAACAGTACACGGTCCTTTACATGGATGCAGGCTAACCGGCCGGGCTTTAAAATACGCATAAGCTCCGGGGTGAGATAGTCCATCTGCTCAAAGAACTTGCCGTTGTCTTCATTATGCCCGAAGTCGTTGTAGGTAGGCGTATATTCGTAGTGGTTGGAGAACGGGATACTGGTTACAATCAGGTCTACCGAATTATCTTCCATCTTCTGACATTCAAGTACATTGTCATTATTGATAGCTTTCCACAGTTTGCCGGACTTCTCTTCCCGACTGGCGAACATCCAGCGCATCATCTTTTCCTCTGCCTGTAAACCGAACAAACCGTTCTTGCGGACTATATTGGTCATTCTGGCTACCATCTGGCGGTGTTGCGCCCACTTCTGCATGAAACTCTTGTATATCTCTCCCTCACTTTCTGCATAGACCAGATAGAGGTCAACCGGATGCTGCTGCATGAAACGGTAGATACGGGCTATCGCCTGGAACTTGTCATTAAAACGGTAGTCGATGAACATGATTGCCTTGTGGCAGTGGTACTGGAAGTTCAGACCCTCACCCAGCATCTCCGGTTTTGCGGCCAGATACTTCAGACGGCCGTCCTTGAAATCTGCTATTACCTTATCCGCTTCCTTATCATCTTGCGAGCCATACACAGCCTTACATCCGGGAATTGCCTTGCAGAGTGCCTCACGTTCAGCCTCC